ATTGAGATGTAGGAGTAACAGAGTTACTTGCTGAACTTGCAGCACTAATGCCGTATGGATTATTTGCTCTACAAGTAAATGTGTACGCAGTTCCACTTGTTAATCCTGACACAACGATAGGGCTAGTTGTTCCAGTAGCAGTAATAGAACTTGGAGATGAAGTCATAGTGTAAGAGGCAGCACCCGATACTCCTGTAAATGTAACAGATGCTTGACCAGCAGTTGCTAAATCTGTAGCAGTACCGATAGTAGGTGCTGATGGCGCACTTGCCTGTGTTCCGTTATTCCATACACCATACAAAGTGAAAGTTGAATACTGCGCAAAAGTAGCAGCATCAGGAATGATGGTAATAGAAGTAATTGAAAGCGTTGCGTAAGCAACTCCACCAGTTAAACGAAGATAAGCAGTAGTTGAGTTTTCTGCTTCTCCGCCTTCTGCCATCCATGATTTAACTAATTGGCTAGAATAATTTGGGATAGTAATATCATTGTTTGAGAATGTATTAGCAGTAGATGTATTTCCATCAAGCAAACCTGCTTGATTATTTCCACCTGATGCATTAACAATTATCTGCGCTTGTTGCGATACGCCAGCACCCTGAGCATAAAGAACTGTGTATGCTTGACCAGCGTCTCCATTGAAATACATACGAAATGTACCAATGCCAGAACCAGCGTTCCTTCCGCTGACTTTGATGTGAAGGTCTGTATATGTTTGTGGAATAGCACTAAAAGTGACAGATGAAACACCACCAGCACCAACAGTATAAGAATCTAACTTGGTGTATGTATTAGCCATGTTATGCCGCCTTTATTCCGTATAGAGTTAGAGTTGAGCCAGCAGCAAAATTGCCTGTTTCTGGAAATAATTTAACGCTTGTAATTGCTAATGTACCAAAGTATTGATTAGTCACTAATTCTGTATAACCAGCACTCACCCAAGTAGCGTTTGTACGAGCAATAAATGTTTTATTGGTATTCGTTTGAGAGTAACCAATCCAGTTAATAGTATGAATACTGTATGCAGTAGCAGTTGCGCTGTTGGCAAGCATCAATCCTACTGGTGCTGCGTAAGTAGGGTCAATGAATTTATTGTATCGAGCAGCACTTATACTGCCACCATCGGTACGCAAATAAAATCCGTCGTAATAATTACCAACTTGACCATTCACTTGACACAATAAATTACTTGTGTTTGCTGCTGTATCTGAGCGAACTGTTGCTTCAAGAACTAAATCTGAATAAGTTTGCGGAATAGAACTAAATGTATAAGAAGCAGTTGCGCTAGTGAGTGTTGTTGTAGCAATAGGAGTATATGTAGATGTTGGCATTATTACCCCTCAATTCCGTAAAGCGCGAAAACGCAGTTATTAACAAAAGTGCCACCGATAATAAATGTGAATGAAGTTACTGCTGCGGTATTCAACCATACACCAGTTGATATGTTTGAATTACCGGCACCATTATTGTTTGCACCAGTCAACGCTCGCACAACAGTATTTTTATTTGTATTAGCATAATCAAGAATGTCAATAACTCCAACACCAAAAGACCCAGCGTTAGCAGTTGAACCTGTCATGTAACCAACAGCCATTTGTGTTTGACCTGTCGCAGAAGATGTTGCTGCCGTTGTATTGCCTTGATACAATTCATTTCTTACATAATTTGCGCCACCATCGCCATTGATTTGAATTGAAATACCAGAAGTTCCAACAGCATCACTTCGTCGCGCAAGGTAACGCAACTGTAAGTGTTGATAAGTTTGAGGAATACCGCTGAATGTAACACTTGATGGGCTAGTGCTAGTAGTGATAGTAGCAATAGAATCGTATGAGTTCGTCAGCAGATTACCTGTGATGCTAGATGCAATTACTCCAAGAATAGGCATTAGGCGATATCTCCAACCACATACCATGTGTCTGTTGCTGCTTTAATACAAGTAGCCATAGCGTAGCGAGCGCGTAGTTTAGGTGCAGCAGCAGTAGCACCTGTTGAAAGAATAGATGTAGTTCCGCTTGTTACTGCTTGAATAGTTGTCTGTCCTGCGCCAATTTGAAGCACATTTATTTGAGTACCAATTGCAAAAGCAACAGAAGCGTTTGTTGGAATAGAAAATGTATTCGCAGAAGCATTATCCATAGTAACTACTTGACCATTATTTGCTAAAACAGCAGTATAAGAAGCAGTTTCGGCATCAAAAGCAAGATTGATTTTTGGGTCAGTTAATGTTTTATTAGTTAGAGTTTCTGTTCCAGTAAGTGTTACATCACCTGCGCCTGTATAGGCTAATGAGTTCCACGCAGTTGAGCCGTTACCAATTTTGACTTTACCTGTATCGGTTTCATAACCCCACTCGCCAGCAGAAAGTGTTGGGTTTGCAGAAGTCCATTGAGCAGCAGTTCCTCTGCGTATTTGTATTGCGGTTACTACTGCCATTATGGAGTTCCCCCATTTACTGTCTGTGTCGCTGTTGTTGTTGGACTACCACCTTGATACGGTGATGTTCCATCAAAAACACCTGCGTCTATTTCGGATAATGCTGATGTAGTGCTAACCGCGACCCATTGAGTACCATCATAGACCATTAAGCCAGTAGATGTGTTGTAGTAAAGGTCGCCAGTTCGTAGTGTTGGGTAAGTGAGAGCCGATGCGCTTGCTGGTACATTGGTAGGCGTAAGGGCTAAACGACTCATGCGATATCGCCTACTACTAACCAGTTGTCAGTTGATGTTTGAATAAGAGTCATAGTTGAATACTGAACGCGTGATTTAGGTTGGTTAGCAGTAGCAGCAGTTGAAACAATAGTTACTGGGTTCGGTGAAGAAGCACCCACTACTGTTACTTGACCTGCGCCGTATTGACTCAATGTAATTTGAGTTCCTACTGGTAAAGCCTGAGTTGCGTTAGAAGCAATCGTTACAGTAATTGCAGAAGCGTTATTAAGTGTTACTAATTTCTGAGCATCGCCAGCAAGGATTGTATATGTAGTTCCTGTCTGCGCATTGACTACGAGGTTCGGGTCATAAGTTGCAGCAGATGTTTGAGTTGAACCATCAGGAAATGTGATGCTTCCGCTTGCGTTGATTGAGAATAAAGTTGTATTTCTTGCTTGGTTTGTAACTTTGAGTGCTTTACCTGTTTGAGATGTAATGCCTTGTAAAGTCAAAGTATCAGACGCTACATTTGTAGCATAAGCAAGCAGGTCAGGTTCGCCAGCAGGTGTGCGCGTATCTGTGATTAAACCATCTACGATTGCAGTTGTATTCGCAGGAACAGAAACTAAAGCCAAAGTAATTGAGTTGTTAGGTTCTGATGGCGCGACTGGTGAAGCATTAGGAGTTCCAGTTACAGCCTCAAAGATAACTTGATTATTAGCAGTTCCGCCGTAGTAAGAGTCTTGAACAACTGCACAGATGCGGTCAATGCGTGGCAAGGTTGTGCTGGCAGTTGCTAAAGCAACAGTCGCAGCAGCATCATTGTAAATCATGTAGTGACCTTGATTAGAAGTCTGCGTTCCGTTCACGCAAGCACGACCAACAGCAACAGATACAGTCATAGCAGGTGTAGCCGATTGACTTACTTTCAAATCGCCAAAATTGAGAATACCTGTCTGACCAAAGATTGCTTCTGTGATAGTGAGGCGGTCATTCTCAGCAGGGTGTGAACCATTCTGTAACCATGACGGCGGATTGCGTAGTGCCATTTAATCTCCTAAATGTAAGCGTTGCGCCACTCAACTACACAAGCAGTAGTACCACTTGTAGCAGAAGCAGTGAAAGTATAGTAGTTAGTTCCCGGCGGAGCAGCGAACCAAGTAGACGAGTTGTTTAATAATGCTCGTCTGTTGATTCCGTTAAGTGTAACAGTTCTAAGGTTAGTGTTAAGAACTAACTGGTCACCTGAGCCGATTGCTGAATCTATCTGCAAGAATTGACCAGCAGTTACATTAGTAACGCGTGGGTTAATGCAAGGTCCAGTAATCGTGATAACAGGATAAGTAGTAGCCCAACCTGTATTAGTAATCAGGTTATCAATCGTTGAACCGCCACCATAACTCATACCCGTTTCTAGCGGATTAGCCGTAGGAGTCGCTGGAGCCGTATAGACACGATTGTAGGTACGACCTGCGATAGCACCCGTAGTAGCCAAATCCGTGACTTGTAGGGCATCATCGTAGTAATTAGGGTCAGGGCAGAAGAACTCATAGGTCAGCGTAGCCATACCTGATGAGTAACTGGTATCAATAGTAATACTACGCCTTCTCACGCGAGCCTGAACGCGCTGAAGGTCATTTCCCGGAAGTTGGAATTGAAGCAGTCCTGTGCCTTGCTGCTGTGGGATAAGCGCAGTTTGTATTTGATTCAAGTAATACTGCATTGAATTGAATTGATTGCCACGAACTGTGATAACGAATACCAGCGTGCGCCCTGAAAGGAAATCACGCCCAGTCCACATACCATCTTGATAGCCTCGGTTATCATCTTGATTGCGGATTACAGGTAAATCTTCTAATCCATCAAGAGTCATAATCTGATAAACAGACTCACCGCCACCGAACTCGAAATCGTTGAAAGCAAAACGATAATTAGCGAGTGATGTAACTGGCATTATAGATACCCATCTCTCGCTCGTCGTTCAGCAATAACATCTGAACTTGACTTTGTTCCAAATGATACATCACTAGAAGTTCTAATTGCCCAACCAACATCGCTAGCAATAGATTGAGAAGTCGCGTTAGTAGTTGCCTTGATATTGACTGTTGTGCCAGCCCAAATCATGTTTCCGCCTTTGTATTTATCAACCTCTGTGAACTTAGGGTTGTCAGCAAGAAGTTTCTTCAATGAAATATCGTTTGCTTTCGCAATCGCACTCAGCGTATCTCCGGGCTTGACTACATACTTTGAAGTAGTTGTAGTTGGCTTAGGAGTAGGCGTAGGCGTAGGCGTAGGAGTTGGTGTAGGCGTAGGAGTAGGAGTAGGTTCATCAGTTGGGGTTGGCACAGGAGTTGGAGTAGGCACTTCATCTGCTGGAACGAAAGGAATAATCGTACTTGTTGAAGGTGGTGGCGTAGTAGCGATAGTCGCTAATGCGCCTTCAAGCACACCTATCTGTCCTTGATACTTATTGATGTCAGCATCAATTTGAGCAACTGTTTTAGCAGTAGCGTCACGGATTTCCTGTAACGCTTCTTTGTATTCTCTTACCGCTTCAGCAGTTGATTCCGCTAACTCTTTTGTCATTTCAGCAAGCGTTTCAGCAAGGTCTTTACCTACCTGCGCTAACTGAGCAGTCAATTCTTCAGTAGCCAAAACAATGCCTGAGTTCATCTGCTTAGCGATAGCATCAACGCCATGCTGTGATTGTTCTTCTAGCGCAAGCCAGTAACCTTGAAGTTGTTGAATTGACTCAGGTGTTGATTTAAGAATTGTTTGTGCTAACTCATGTCCTACTTCTGGACCCTGAGCAATAACCTGCTCAATGAAAGTTTGAGTGAATCCTAATCCGCTTAACTTCGCAGCATCATCAGCAAGAACTTTCGCTTTGCTTGTCTGTAATCCCAGCGCACCAAGCAGTTTCTCAACTGTTCCGCCTTTGAGATACTTGCCCTCAAAGGTAAGTGTAGAGAAGATATCGCCAATGCTCTTTTGAGTTGCTGAGCGATAGACTCCACGGATTTGGTCTACGGACTGCTTAACAATTTCTGCTGCTCGCTTTGCTGCATCACCCTGCGCCTGAGCAACTGCTCGGTCATGGTCTTTCTGCATCTTAGCCAAATCTTTAAGATGTTCTTTTGTGAGTTTGGCTTCTTGCAGGTTCGCTTCTTCAATTACGCGAGCGCGTTCTTTTTTGAGTTCATCAATCTTTTGATATAGCCCAATGATGGCGTTGATGATGTCATCTTGTAGTCGCTGTAAATCTTCTAATGATGAGCCGATAAGACCCATAACTGTATTAACAGAATCCTCAGCACGCTTCAATGCGCTTTCAGCAGAAGCAATTAACGCCTTGTCTGTTCCCTTGACTGCGTTCTCGTATGCTCGCTGTGAAGCAATCAAAGTCGCGTTAGCACCAGCAAATTGTGATGATGCTTTGTTGTAAGCAGACATCAATGTGCCTACTTGTTCAACCAACTGGTCTACTGGGTCAAGTAACCCAAAACGAATAGCGTCTTTAACATCACGCTTTACTAGGTATTTCCATTTAGCGTGGATTTCTTTAGCCGTATCAATCATGGCGTTCTTGAAATCAAGCGCACGCTGACGAGCGTTGATTAACGCATCAGAGATTTCTTTGACATCGCCAGCAATATTACCGCCAACTCCGTTTTCGAATCCCGGAATCTGTGGAACTTTGAAATCCCATTTAAGAGTTATGTTCTTGCCGAATGCTTTATCTACTGCATTTCTGTAATCATCAAATTTCTTGATTTGCTTATCAAATCCAGCATTGATTTCGTCAATCTCTTTTAATGCTGTCTGACCTTCTTTTACCCACTCGTCTTTGCCAAAGAGTTTTCCTAAAGCAATACGCGCATTGATGCCAGCGCGTTGCATAACAAGAATGCCGTTAGCAACTGTTGTGAGTATTCGATAAATAACTTCGCCACCAGTTATTACAGCCTTGACGACACTAGCGAAACCTTTACGGAAACCTTCTGAACTGTTATACGCTTTCACGAAAGCATAAGCGACACCAAAGATGATTACTGCTAATCGCCCGATAGGTGATTTGAGAATAGTTGCTGCAAGTATAATCAATTTCTTAGTGAGGCTAACTACGGCAGGAATCAAAGCAACTGTTATAGCAAGACTCAATGCAATTACAAAATCGCTGTTTTTTCTAATCCATGAACCAGTATTATTTAGACCTGATACCAGTTTGTTAAGAAATGGCAATACACGCATACCAATTTGCTCGGCTAGATTACCTAAGTTTTCATTAAGTATAGCCATTTGACCAGCGAAAGTTTTAGTATAAGCAGTAGCCTGACCACCAACTCTTTGAGCAAGTTGGTCAATAGCCTTCTCAATGCCTTGCGCTTTTGGAAGCGTAGTATCAATCGAGATACCTAATTCTTTGAATGCTCTTGCGCTACCTTGTGTTGCTTTCGCCATAGTACGAGCAGCATCAGCAAGGGGCATATTTTTTTGACGGGCTAAGTCAGCAGAAATTGCTAGAAGTTTATTACTCTGTTCAACATCTTGTGTTGCCGTGATAAGAACTGTATAAGCATCGGCTGCTTTATCTGCACCGAAACCTAACTTTTCGTAACTATCAACTAACTCTGATGTCGCAGCAAGATTGGCTTTAGTAGCAACGCCAGCATTAGCCATCGCTTGACCGAGCCTGTTGTATGCCTTTTCTAAAACGATAACTTCTTTTACGCCATAAGCAGCAAATGCAGCAAACGCTAGACCCATTACCTTCAATGCTCTAGTGCCTACTACTGCTGCTTTCTGGAAACCTGTTAATGCCTTACCTGCTTTTAGAGCCTTCGCTTCCATGATTGAAAGTTCGGTATTCACTTTGCGGAATTGAGCAATAGCCCCAGCAGCATTGGCTTGTATTTCAAAGATTACTGGTGGTAAAAAACCATTCACTTTAATCTCCTAAAATACTTGTTGGTTATCTGCGGTAATACCATCATTCTAAATCGTGCATAAGCAGGTGCCATGTAAGGGAACATTGTTCCCGGACGCCAGTTTCCGCCACCTAGTTCGACTCTGCGACCATACACGATAGTAGGTCCAACAATAGCCGAGTAGTTGGCGAAACCGACATTAAACTTTTCACCCGTAATAGAACGGCGCAAATCACCTGTGCGGTTCATAGGCGGTAGCCCTGATATCGCTTTGGTGTAACGACCATTTACTTTAGGACGCTTACCGACAATCTGTTCTTTAGATAATTGTATCAAAGCAGCCATCATCTCATCACGCATGAGTCGTGCTTTGATGTCTAGACTTTTAGTTTCTTTAGCCCAGACTTGTTTTACTAAACGAAGATTGTTAGGTATCACTCTTTATTCGCTTTCACCTTATCAACCATTACGGCGATTGAAACGAGCCAATCTACTAGATAAGCAGGTTGCTCATCTATTTCGTTTGGTGTCCAACCGAACTTTTCAGCAGCGAGGTAATAGAAATACTCATCATCAGGATAAGTAAATGCTTCATGCCTCTCTCCGCCTTCAAGAGTCCACTTTAAGCGTTGGAGTTTTCGAAAGGGCTATCAGGGTCATTCGCAGACTTGTCGTTTTCAGTCAATCCCGGAAACAGGATAGCCTGTGCTTTTCCTGCTTCTTCGCTTAATGCGTCGTAATCAGCCATAGTCAGTTCATCAAGAACTGAAACTTTGATTGACGGCAACAGCATATCAAATGACCATTCCTCAACGAGGATAGCGATAAGTCCATCAACGATAGACAATGCTTGCATCAATCCTTCTTCGCCATTAGCAGCGCGTAATACCTTTTTGCGGTCTTTAACGCGTAGCGTTGCTGGGTCACGGAATGTTGCGGTTGCTCCTGAAGGGAGTGTGATTGTTCTTTTTTCTGCCATGTTATTTCCTTCCATAGGGTTGCCTTCACATTATAGGACTAGAGGGAGTCGGAGCAAGTGCGGGAAGGCGGCGCACTCGCTCTGATACAACTCCCTCTAGCCGACTTACGCTATTACTTACTGGTAGGTTCCAGATGTAACAGCATTCTGAAGTGTCCACTTAATCGGCGCATAACCGAGTGTGGCTCCTGCATCTGTTGTATTAGCAATCGCTGCGATGTCTACTGTGATGCTGACATGGTCGCCTGAGCGGTCAATAGCAGCAGTTGTGTATGCACCTTTAGTAATTGTGAAAGCAATAGATGTAGCAGTTGCGCCAGCACCTTGCGCGAATGTGCAGGTCAATGCTGGTTGTGTATTGCTAAGGAAATTGGTGAGTTGGTCATCATTCTCCATAACGAATGTCATGTTGCCTGTTGCATCAAGTGCAGCAACGAAGACTTCATAAGGTCCTTGTGTGGTATCAATACCGAAGATAGCCTCAGCCTTGCGTGTCATTGTAACGCTTGCTGCTGTTGTATATCCGATAGTAGTTCCGCCAACAGATACAGCACCGCGCCATACAGGAGTCGGTGTGACTGCGCTGAATGATGGTGTTGCTGCTGCTGTTGTTTCTGATGGGTGACCCATTAACTTTGTTGTGTATTCAAGCATTCCATCTGAGTTAAAGGTAAGAGTGAAGTCAGTTACCTTGCAGCCCGGATAGTAACGATTGCCTGATACATAATAATCTTCAAGTGTTAATGAAGTTGGTTGAGCATCTCCTGATGTCGCGTTCTTCAATGAGATTGTGTGAGTGTATGGTGCTGATGCGCCAACAGTCGCTACTGAACCCATGATTGAACCAAGCCACCAACCGACTGTGTCTGCAAATGCTGGACCTGCGACATCAATCTCTGTGTGGCGACGACCCTGAATGTATGTGTAGTTTTCCGCCATAGAACCGCGAAGTCCTGTGTCGTAGAGTGGTGCAATAATATCAACAGGCTTCAATGAATCCTTATTGACTGGTACAAATGCTGTTGCTGGTACTGCTGTTGCTGGTGTTACTTCTTTAGCAACACCTAAATAACTGCGTACGGATGGTTGGGCTGATGCCATTTATTCACGCTCCTGCGGTTGTGTCAGACGAGGCTGACTGCTTGTTGGTGTCTTCTTTTACGATTGGTGCTGTTGGAACCGCAGGTGCGGTCTTAGCAGATGATATTGATAATCCCGGAGCCGTTAGCCCATCAGGACCATCAAATGAATCGCCTTGCTTAGCGACTAGACCGAGTGTTGGAAACACCATTTCTACTTCGCCGTTGTATGTGTAACGAGCCATTGGGATTCTCCTATTGTTCTATCATTTCAGTTACGATAAATCGGATAGCGCACCAAGTTTCTGTTGCGCCACCTTCATTGGTAAGCGGTTCGCCGTATTGAACAGATATGCTCGGTTCAGCTGCTTGCCAAATTAGATTGGGGTTTGTTTCCCCTAAAGTGTGCTGTCCTTGCCGAAGTCTTGTCTTCACAGCATCTATCAAGTTATCAAAGTCGTCCATAGCATCTTCGGCATTACGCTGAAGTGAGTGATGAAAGATTTGTAACGCTACTGAGTAATCAACTCTTTTCCAGCCATATCCTTCACCGACTGGCATAGCACCTACGCCACCGATAGCAATACGCTGTTCTTCTTCTGTTTCAAGGAAGACTACTGCTGCTGCTCGGCTCTGTTGCCCCGGAAATGAATTAACTTGAAAGTCAATACGCTTAGGAAACGAGGTAAATACTTGATTGAGAGTTTGTATCTGCGCGGTTGCTATCCAAGATTGGACTGCTTCGCGTACAACCTTGCGACTCATTATCTAATCCTACGATAAGGCTTCAATAAATCCATAGCCATGCTAATGTCGTTA